TTGAGGTGTCACGCCAGCAGAAGATTGACCCTGCCCATTTAATGACTCAAGACTTGGTATAGTCCCAGATACAGTATTTGGCTCAACTCCCTCTTCTTGTTTATTACTCGTATTATTTTCTCCCATCATAGGGGTTTGTGGTTGAGCAATTGGAGTAGTTTGTGCTTGTGGAGATGTTGCTTTTTGATCTTTTGCCTCCTTTTCAGCTCTTGTTTTTACTTTTTCTACATCTCTTAATATGTCTGGATTCTGTCCAAATATATTTGAACCAAAAACTTCTGCGATTTGGTCTGCAGTAACTGCAACACCAAGTACTGTTCTAACTGCACTAACTAATCTGCCGGCAGGAGTTAAAAGTAATGCGCCAAGAACTCCTTGCATTACAAAATCAGTAATTTCACCATTGCCTAAATTTTGTAATGCTGTAACTAAATTGAGTGCTCCTCCAGTAAAACTACGTCCACCGGGTCTTGTTCCTGATCCTGTTCCTGGTGGTGGTGTTACTGTAGGTTTTTTTATATTAAAAAGTTTACGAGCAGCCTCTTTAACGCCATCAATCAAAAGTTTAACTGGTCGTAAAAATAATCCTGCTCCAACAGCTTTTAAAATTGTAGCACCAAGTTGGACCATTGTCCCAATTATTTTTGACAAACCAAATTGAATACCAACAAAAACACCAACAGCAATTCCAAGACTTTTTATGACATTATTTTTAATCTCTTCTAATAGTTTCTTATTACCTTCACTAAAAGCTTTGAGAGCATTGGCACCTTGTTGTAACAACCACCCTGACAATAAAATGGTAAAAACTGACATTAAATTGCTTAAAGTAAATTGAACTTTACTTCCAATTTTTTGCACCGGTTCCATAACCGCATTTGCAATGCGTCTTTCAATAACGCTTTCTTTACCCTCTCTTAACTGCTGCTCGGCAAGTTGTCTTTGCTGATTTTGTTCTTGAATATCTCTATTTCGATCTATTGCGGCATTTTGTTGAATTCCACTATAAACTTGTGCTATTGATCCATTTAAGGCGGCAACTTGTTGTTGTATCGAAGCAAGTTGAGTGCCGACTGATGTCAGAGCATTTGCATTTTTATCAATGAGTCCCGTTGTGACTGGATCTGGTTGAGTTGGAGCAGCCGTCGGCGCAGGGGCAAACGCAGTAGCAGAAACTGTTCTTCTAGCTACGTTTAGACCTCCTGTTAGTGGCGAAACGATCTCAGCCATTTACTCCGTGCTTTAAGTTTTCTTCTTCAATATATTGTTTTAGAAGAGAAAGATAAATTTCTCTTTCCCACGGAATCATATTTTCTAATTCTGTCAATGAATATTTATGATGCTGCATCAAGGCAAAATTAACTTTATAGTATGACTCAAGATCCTCGTGAGCCATACCTACGCGAAAAAAGATGCCAAGCCCTCTAAAACAACTTCGCTTTCGACTTCAGTTTTTGGATTTCTAATTTTAATTTTATGAGAAAGTTTAGGCATCGTATCAAAGAACTTCTCAATCTGTTTAAATTGTTTTGAACTCAATTGTTCGATAAATTCTGACAACTCTTTCTTGGTGCAATCGGATGCCGTCCAAGACTCTTCCTCACTAAAAATCTGCTCGACACAAGAAGCAATAAGATCAAATGTTTCGGTAATACCAATTTGACCGTTAGATCCAAAATTAGTTTTAATAAATTCATCCATTGATGGATATTTCATTCTCAAAGTCAGAGTATCATCAAGTTTAATATCTCTTGTGTGATCTTCCGCAATTTGAATTTGAATATCATCCAAATTGATTAAAACTGGAACTTGAGTCACATTATCATCTGGGCAAGTAATTAAAACTTCTACATCTTCTCCGACAGATTTACCACGGACGTTTAAGAAAATGTATTCAATATCAAATGTCGATAGTTCATCAACTTTGACTCCCTTGGTTAGAATACAAGAAGAAATAACCGTTTTAACTGCACTGGCAATTTGCTTCGTATCCTCACTTTCCATTGCAATGATAAGAACCTTTTCTTCTTTAACTAGAAAAGGTCTGTATTTGACTATTTTTTTAGATGAAGGAATTTCCAACTCATAGGTTGGTGTAGAAATTTTTGGTAAAGGCATTACAATCCTTACAAATCAGTAAAATTATTTAGACGACTCTCGTGCCGATTGTATTTCCAGTTTTTGCCGATGGAAGTTGATTATAAATTTTTCCTGTAACAATTGCCTCACCAGGTGAAACATCAAAAGGTCTAAATCTGACTCCACTTGCTCCTGCTGCACCGGCTGAAATTGGAACAAAGAGTGGACGATTATTAGGAGTTTCATTCAAGAATCTTGTTACTGCATTTGATTCTTTATTATTATCTCTTGCAAGAGCAACATCTAAAGTTCTAGTCTGCCCACAAACATATCTCTCATAATTGAATGAAGAACTTGCCTTTAAAATACCAGAAGAATCATAAGAAACTGCCAATGAACTTAAAGATAATGGAAATAATCCGTAGAACGTATATTCAATGTATTTGCTATAATCTCTATCAAATTTTATAATTTTTGTTGCATTACATTTATATTCTTCTGGATATCTCATTCTGAAATGATATCCTTCCTTGTAAGGTTGTTCATTTGATCCACTTGCTATAAATTCCATCCAGTGTTCTAAAAATTTTAATGTTTTATAATCACTGTCCACATAAAATTCAAAGTCAATTTGAGTAAAAGTTCTGGTATGCACCATCTTTTCTGTCACACCAGTGTAATTTCCAACAATATCTGCCGTTGCAAAACTACTTCCAGGTAAAGATGCTGAATTACAAAGAAGTCCAACTGATTCTCCAATGAATCTTGCATCCACTCCTCGTCTTCTCAAGTGAGATCTTAAAGCACCAGATAGTCCACCAAAGATAACCTGATAATGTGATGTCTGGGCAAGATTTGTAAAGAGTGGTTTGAAGTCAGTTATTCTTCTAGGTCTTGGTGCGGGCACTCTAAATACCTATTATGATCGTTTTAGTTATTTAGATGTCATATAAGGGAAAATATCAACCATCATATCCTCAAAAATACAAAGGTGATCCCACAAATATAATCTATCGTTCTTTATGGGAACGTAAATTTTGTGTGTATTGTGATCTAAACGAAAATATTTTAGAGTGGGCATCGGAAGAAAAGTGTGTGGTTTATAGATCTCCCATTGATGGAAGAGCACATCGTTACTTTCCAGATTTTATTATCAAAGTTAAGGAAGAAAATGGATCAATTAAAAAATATGTAATTGAGATCAAACCAAAAAGACAAACTTTACCGCCAGCAAAACCAAAAAGACAAACAAAAGGATATATCTATGAGGCATATGAATATGCTAAAAATCAGGCAAAATGGAGTGCGGCAAGAGAATGGTGTGCTGATCGTGGATATGAATTTAAAATTATCACCGAGGACGAATTAGGTATTAAGTAATGCCAAGAAAAACTCTAGAAGAGAGAAAACAGAAAAAAGTCACGGACACTGATGCCAATGTAAATCGAGTTCGTCCAGTATTGGATGGTATTACAGGAAAAGAAACAGGTGATGATATAATGCTTGAACTTTTAGAAGTTCTTCAAGAAAGTGGTTCGACTCCAAGACCAGGTAAATACTATGTGTTTGTGTATAATGCCAAGACACCAAATATTAGATACGATCAAAATCCACTGGTTGCAGTCACAGATGTGTTTTCCTGGGGATTTAGAGGTTTGAATATGCACTGGGGTGATAGTCGTCAATATACTTGGAGTGAAGTTGCAGGATCTTTGTATGAAGTTTTTCCTGCGGAGATCAAAGATTTGCAGGCACTACCTTTTGCAAATTTTCGAATAAATACTTAAAAAAATAAGGTAAATGCCTCTTAACGTCGGAGCATCAATTGGTAGCGATGCTTATGCTACCGCCAGCACATCAAATGCATATGCAAATGCATATTCAAGACAGACCACTGCTCCAAAACAGAATGGGCAACAAACTAGTGGTGGAGTAAATGAACCCCTTAGGTATCCTCTCAAAAGAATTGATAATACTTCAGACTACCTTGAAATAAAAATATTTGATTACGTTCCAGGAGGGTTTAACTTTACTCCTTTGCCAGACGTAAAAATAGCATCACAAACCGCTCAGCAGAGATTAAAACCTAAACAAAGTGCTCCAAAATGTTATATTCTTTTACCAATTCCTCAAAATATTAGTGATACCGTCAGCGTAAGTTGGGGTGAAGATCAAATTAATGCACTTGAAGCTGGTGGTTTGGCATTTGGAGCTGGAGTTATGAAAAACGGCGTGAACACCGCCGCTGAAGCAGCAGGACAATTTTTTACAAAGAACATAAGAGGGGCAGCAGATAACCCGAAACTTATTGAAGCAGTCACAAATGCGCTTTCTGGTAAGTTAGTTAATGCACTTGGAGGTAATGTAAGTATAACTTCATTAATTTCAAGAACAACTGGTCAGGTTATGAATAATAATCTTGAACT